CCTCTGGGTCCCTAGCTATACTATTAGGTATAGCAGCATCTCTCTGAAAAGAGATGCCCCACTAAGCTTAATCTACAGCAATGTAGATGGCTCACCAGTCCCCGAAAGGGAACTTGGCTGGTGATGGTAGCCCGATGCCTTAAATGGGTCTAGTCAATAAACTTCACAATCCAACTTGGATATAATTATCCTAATGAGATTGCTTGTTGGTACTGAGAAGTATCAATGAAGTGTAAACCTAGGGCGGTGCGAGGCACTCTGACCTTATAGTAACTGAATTATCAGTCATTACTTGGTAAGAATGGAATTATTCGAGAGTAACCGACTGCTCGATGAAACCATACCCTTTATATTAAAGGGACAGGATATCATCTCGTTATCGCTTATCCTAAATAATAGGTTTAACTTAATTATATACTATGCTATTTAATCAAATATGAACCACTGTTATTAAACTAACAGACGGTCTATTTGGTATCAAACAACACAGTACGACTAAGCGATTCCTTAAACTTGTCTTCACTATGCTTAAAAATAATGGTTCTTTATGAACCATTGCATATATGAAGCAAGTTCGTTTACACATTACAAGGTACATGGTTGGAAAACCATTACTTGTTAATGATAAACGGGTTTCACTTAGGAAAGGTTTCCCTACTCGCTTTTACTTCCTTAAAGATATTATAGACTCTGGCAGCATTAATAAAATTAGATTTATTCTAACTTTACTTAATGTGTCAAAGTGTATAACTCCAAAGAAAGGTGAAGTGTGACCAGTTAGTTATTCTTCGATCATTACCCCTTATAAGGGTAAATCTTACACTATACCAAGTTGGTATATTCGTAAGTGATTGAAGGAAAATAAACTTCGATGTTACACACCTGCATATAGTCTTAATGACTTTTATGTAAGTATGAAAGCATCACCTCAAGGTCCGGCCCTAATGAGTCTATGATCATCTATTGTTAGATGTTCATATCCTACATTACAGGCCTTTCTAAACATCATGAATTGTAAAAGCCGGTATGGACTTGCTTACATAAATTATTCAATTTTATTGAACGATTTATTTAACAAGTTTTATACCTTCGCTTTTAACAATATTGGTAATTTACCTGAAGACCGTAATAGATCTTCTGGTGGACTCAAATCTGAGTTCATCGGTAAATTAGCAATAGTGGATGCTCCTGAGGGTAAGAAACGTGTCATAGCCACAGTTGACTATTTCACGCAATTCTTACTAAGGCCTATTGGTAAAGAGATGTTTAAAGTTCTTAAACAGCTCAAAACTGATAGAACCTTCACTCAGTCACCATTTCATGATTGAGAGGACCAAGGGGGGTCATTTCACTCCTTAGATTTAACAGCAGCAACTGATAGGTTCCCAGTATCTCTAGAGGCCAAGGTAATGAAATGATTATTTCAGAACGATGACCTCGCGAGAAATTGACAGTTCCTATTAATTGACAGGGCGTATGAGCTTCCTACGGTTAATGGTTCATCTTACGATGACACCATTAAGTCTAACTACATTAACTATGTAGTTGGACAACCGATGGGTGCTCATTCATCTTGAGCTATGTTCTCTATTACCCATCATCTAACTGTTTCATGAGCCGCATATTTATGCGGTTATGAGCGTTTTAATAATTATATATTATTAGGTGACGATATCGTTATTTATAACGACAATGTTGCCCATAAATATAGAGTTATTATGGCGCGGTTAGGTGTTGATATCTCAGAAGCGAAGACTCATGTATCTAAAGATACATACGAGTTCGCCAAGAGGTGAATCAAAGTGGGTAAAGGGGAGTTGACTGGTTTGCCTCTACATGGTCTTTCTCAGAACATTATTAATCCAAAAATAATCTTTACGATTCTTTTTGATTATGTTAATAATGGTAAGAGTGGACTTGTAGCTGGTAGATTAGTTAACTTAGTGTTAAATTTGTATAAATCCCTGACTTTTAGGGTCAAAAGAAAACAAAATAACAAATGAAAATTTGTTACTTTTCGTTTTCCAATGAAACTATTGGTTAGGAGTTTAAATAGATTTAATACCTCATTGCGAATTGCTCACAATTTAGCAACATATGACGAGAAACGTGAGTTTCTCGCGTATGCGACTAAAGGTAATGATCAGTTCGTAATGCCCGCTTATAGGGATATGCCTCTTGTTTTAAAAGAGGTCCTTTCTAAGGGGATGGTAAATTTGGCTTTCTCTGCTAATAACAAAGTACTTTCACTGTACTCACGTTTGCGTGATTTTACTAAGGAATCACTTCACGTCGAGGACATGAATGAACTTTATTATCAACCTTTCTTCCATGCTATTTATAGTCATGTGGAAAGGGTTAAAGCAGAGTTAACTTTATTCATATCGCAACCAACTTACTCGTTGGTTGACGCCATGGACAATATCCTGTATATCGATTTTGATATACTTGTATCATTCAGGCGTAACCCGCGAAAGGCGGTTGCTACTATGGATAAGTTATTTGCTAAATCATTATCTGAAATATCAAAACCGATTGACGATCTTTATTACGGATCATCTCTTGGTGGAGATACTTCTTCAACACATCAGTGGGCTAAGTCCTTGGACGTAAACCACTTATTGTTGTATAATGAATTAAAAGCCGTGAGAAACCAATCAGTTGTTACTGTGCCAAAGCTTAATGCTTGAGCTGAGTTCTTCAATGATTGACATCAAAAAATGCCAACTAGGGAATAACTCGGGCTCTTTATTAAGCTCGTTTGGTACTAAGTAGAAACTGTTAGTTTCTTCCAGGAGGAG